CGGCGTTGTCTTTGATCCTGAAGCCTTTATTGACGAGCGCATAAATGCCTAGCTGGAAGCACCGTAGAAGGCTTATTTATTTATCCTTCGGGCTAAGTGTCGGAATGATTTTCTTCGGAGCCTTGACCTTTGCCAGCGACACCGGCGTTTCGCAACAGCTAATAATTGGCGGAGTTGCCTTAATTTCGATAATCTTAACTGCCTATACAGCGTTCGCGACCTACGAGGACGTAAAGTTATGGAAAAAGGAAGATGATGAAGTTCTTTAGTTTTGAGTTTTGGAGCTACGCCGGCGAGCGCTCCGTAAAGACAGTTGCTCAGGCCGCACTAGCGTTTTTGGGTTCTGGCTCTATTGGATTATTTACGATTGACTGGGTAAGCCTGGCATCCGTAAGTCTTGGCGCTGGACTGCTCTCAATTTTGACTTCGGTAATTAGCCACAAGTCCTAACGCTCGTTGGGGGTAGTTCCTCCCCAGACGCCGTGGCGCTGATTCGATTCAAGGGCATACTCAAAACACTCGCGCTTTATTGGGCAGCTATCGCATAGTTCTTTAGCGGTCATCGCTATAAGTTTGCGCATCTTGGGATCTGGATAGTCCTCCGGAAAGAAAAGATTTTCCCTACCCTCACAAGGCACGCGACCGGCTTTATGGACGACACGCAAGAACTCTATAAACGGCGTATCAAAATGTCGGTAGTCGGTCATAAAGTAAAGCGTAACTAAGAGAGGCCGTAAAATGCGATTACACGCCACAAAAACTTTCAATAGGGCGAAACTACTAGGAACCTTCCAAAATGGCTCTGAGGACTGGCACAAGGCTCGCCAGGGGGGTATTGGCGGGAGCGAAATAGGCACGATACTCGGATTGAATCCCTGGGAGTCTGCCTACGCACTTTGGGCTAAGCGTTCTGGGCTTATACCCGGTGAGGTTCCCCAGAACTTCGCGATGAGGCTTGGGCAGGTTTTGGAAGAACCAATCTTGCTTCTATGGCAGGAGCAGAATCCAGAATGGGAGCTTTTTTACACCGGAACCTATCAGCATCCCGAAATACCCTACCTGCACGCTAATCCCGATGCTCTAGCGCACAATCCGGAAACGGACGAATGGATAATTATCGAGGTAAAAACTTCACGCAACTACTGGGAGCAACTACCACCACAATACGAAGCCCAGGTGCAGCACTACCTAGACGTAATGGATCTAAAGCGTGGAATCCTAATTGGGCTGGTTGGGATGGACTGGTTTGAAATTGAAATCCCTCGCGACGACTTCCAGATTGACCAGCAACGAAAAGCGGCCGAAAAGTTTTGGAACGCACTACAGACAGGCGAGCGACCTAACTGGGATGGTTCTGAATCGACCTACAACGCGGTTCGCGCTGAGAACTTGGAAATCGAGGACGAAGAAGTTTACATAGACGGCGGGCATCTACTTCTTTTGGCTCAGCACAATTACGACGATGCTAAAGCGGAATTGAATAAAGAAAAATCAAAGATTCTAAGCATTATGGGAAAAGCCAAGACTGCCTACTTTGAACACGAAGGCGAAAAGTTTATAGTTGCCCAAAGACAATCACGCGGTGAGGGAACTCCGTATCTAGTCGTGAAGAAAAGGAAATAATGAACGTTTTTCTAGGTGACATAATCACGCTAATCAAAGGAACCGGAGAGTCCGCAACTATGGTTACTGGACAATGCGCGGGCATTGTTCTAAACGATAAAAAAGAACTAGACCGCGTATACATACACGGACTAGAACCCGCGTTTTACATTTATCAAGGCTGGGAGTTCGTAGATCACGAGGAGGAAGAAAATGCCTAGATTTGACCTAAGCAATTATCAAGATGTTCAAAGCCGACTAAACATACTGCACAAGGAGTATCCCGATGCGCGAATCATTACCGAAAACCTTACAACTCCCGCTGATAGAGCTTCTGCAACCTGGGTTGTCAAAGCAACGCTTTACCTTACGGCTGGCGACCAGGCTAACGGCTTGGCTAAAGCGACTGGTCACGCGTTCGAAATCGACGGAGGACAAGGCGCAAACCTAACTAGCGCTTTAGAAAATGCGGAAACTTCTGCCGCCGGTAGATGCCTCCGCATAGCAGGAATTGGCAACGGCCCAAGTCGCGAGGAAATGGCGAAGGCAAACAAAGGCCCAGTATCACCGTGGTTAGCTCAGGCGGATAGTATTAGCGACATAGAAGAACTAAGAAGGATCTATGCCAACGCCAAAGCAGCCGGAGCGCCGGAGTCAATTCTCCAAGTCATACAGCAACGCGCCACGGCACTCGATTCTCCTAGCGAAGATAAAGGAACTGGAAGAAGCCGCAATCGAAGCAAGAGTGATGGGTAATAAGGCGACTTATGACTTATTTCAGGCCGAACTAATCGTTCACGTATTGGACTTATATGCTGCCATCGGAACTAATACAGGAACTCGCAAGCCTAACCGCCGAAAATAGAAAAGGCGTAGAGGCTTTATACGCTGCCGAAGTTGCTTTAGCCGAGGCAGAACACGAATTAGACACAATCGAACAAAAAGCCTTTATCAAAGCTCAGGGAACCGTTGCAGATCGTCAAAGTCTAAGCAAGCTAGAAGCGGCTGAGGCGCGATTACAGCGCGATTTACGCAAAGCTGAGGCGAACCGAATCCGAATGAAAATAAAAACCTTAGAGACCTCGATTATGGCGGTTGCTACCCAGGCAAAACTGATAGGCGTAGAAACTAGAATCTAAGCGTGAACCTACGCGACCTAGTCCACGCCAGAGATGCCTGGTGCTGGCATTGTGGGCGCTGGGATGACTTGGTAATTCACCATAGAGCGAATCGCGGGATGGGCGGGAGCAAAGCCCAAGACCAAGCGGCGAATCTAATCCTGGTTTGCCAGGCTTATAACTTTGCGATGGAGTCAGATCCTAAAGTCGCCGAGCTTGCGAGAGAACGCGGTCATAAGCTCAGTCGCTATACCGGTTATGACACGCCGATACTTGACGTTACCCAGGGGATTTGGTTTATACTCACGAATGACGGAGGAAAAGTCAGGAGCAAACCGCTTCACTTCCGAAACTAGGGGTAGTTATGGACATAGAGCTATTGGCTAAAAAGATGCGCGAACACGCGTTACGCATCGAGGCCGAAGAAGAAAAAGAAGATTTATCCGAACGCAAGCGCCGGCAAGATCAGCTAGACGCACTAAAGAAACTTTATTTCAATGCTGGGCGATGGGCTGGCGGTGCCAGGGATAAAAACGCTAAAGAGGCGTTTCAAGTTGTCAGTCTTGGCGGGTAGTAAGATAGAAGCGGATAGGCCGCCTAAACGACCTACCCGCAAACCGAAAACCACACTTTCGGCAGTCCTAATTCTAGGTTATTGCCGAGGATTAGGAGTAACGAAATGCCCATAATACGCGGCAGACATTCATTCGACGATAATTTTACGCAAATACCTAACGCTTGGCTAAGGGATCAAAAGCTTAGTTTCAAAGCTCGCGGCCTTTTGGCCTACATCGAATCCCATACCCCAGAATGGAAAATTAGCGTCCATTGGTTAGCGGCTAATAATCCAGAGGGTAAAGAAGCGCTTAGATCTGCAATAGCCGAGTTGGAAATGTTTGGCTATTTACGTCGTGAGCAGATAAACGAAGGCGGCCGTTTCGGTGAAGTGACTTGGACTACCCAAGAACCGTTGGCGGAAAATCCGTCGGCGGAAAATCGACCACTTAAGAATACTATAGATAAGAAAACTATAGATAAGAATATAGAGAGAGAACAGTTTGACGAGTTCTGGAATCTCTATCCCAAAAAGAACGACAAAACCCAGGCTTTTAGGGCTTTTAGGAGAGCGCTAAATCGAGTCACTTTTGAAGACATCCTGGCGGGAGTTATCAAGTTCGTAAATGATCCGAACCTCCCAGAAGAAAAACGCTTTATCAAGAACGCCGCAACCTGGCTAAATGCTGATGGTTGGGCTGATGCACCATTACCGGAACGCAAGAAAAACAGAAAACAGGAAAACGATTGGGAAGCCCTACAGCGCTGGGCTAAGGAAAAGGACTCGGAAAATGAATAGATTAGAAACAGCTCAGCTACTAAAGGAAATCGCCGTAATTGACAATCGCAAAGTTACGGAAGAACTAATAGACGGATGGCACGCGATTATTAAGCACGTTCCGTTCGACATTGGCCAGGAGGCACATAAGTTAGCTAGGCGAAACTCTAGCGTTACATACTTAGAGCCTAAGCACATAGTTTCTTATGCTCAGGAAGCCGCCTACAGCCTTGACCGCCAAAAGCCGCAAATCAGTCAGGAACGACCAATAGACATCGCTCCCCAGCCAACTTGCCGCGAACACGGAAAGAAGATAATGACTTGCGATCCGTGTTGCGCGAAACTTGCACCTATAACCAATAAACCCGCCGCGGAGATTTTGGTATTTGCCAAGAAATATGTCTATGCTTAGAAGGTGGCTGAGCAGAACTGCCTTCGATGCGGGATTATGTGGGAAGTTATTTCGACGCGGAAAAATAACGACCTATGTTTCTCCTGCCGAGCGCGAAAACAGCAAAAGGTCGGGGAGTGTTTACCTTGGCACGGAGCGTTCGCGGAAGATCTGGTTACGCCGGTCAATGAGGACGGAAACGAAGTATTACCTGGTATTCGGAGTTGTGGGAATCGCGATTGCGTCAATGGTTCGCACATTGTCGGAGGCCAGGGGTAAAGTGCAACACAAACCTACGGAGGAATAAATGGCATA